TAAGAGGAGCAGGAGCTTTAGACTTCTGAGTAACAGGCTTACTTACAGGCTTTTCTTCAACAATCGCTTGCTTTTCATACTTAGCCTCCAATCTCCCAATCTCTCTAAGCGCTTTATGAACAGGCAAATTTTGGAATTTCTCAGCTTCTTCAGTATCTAGACTAGCTAGATGGTAAAGAATCTCAGGCCCAACATCCGATTCAATAATTGCATCTCTCACTTCGTTGCTGACAACGACTTGAGTTGATTCAATTACTTCATCAAAATCAGCTAGATTTGGCTTCGCTTTTGCTAGTTTTTCGCTCCAAGTCTTTAGGACTTTTGAGCGTTCTTCTTCAGCTCTGCGAATCGCTTCTTGCTGATCCCTTTCATACAACGCTTTTTCTGCTGACCATTCTGCTAAGGCTTTTGCGTATTCAAAAGCATCATCAAATTGATCAGCCCTAGGTTCTGCTCCAATCGGATCTTCCACCTTTTGCTGTGGAGCGTTCCGTTCTTCGTATTCCCTAAGTTTAGCCTCCAAAGCCTCTTTTTCAGCTTGTGCCTTGGCAGCTTGTTCTTCTGCCAATTTACGAGCCTTAGTAAGCTCTGAAAACCGCTTTTCGAGTTTAGGATTTTGTTTCCGTTCCTCTGTTACTTTCGCTTCAGGCTCAGAATCCTGTTCACTCTCACCTTCAGCTTCAACTATCGGCTCTGATTCAGGAGATTCCTCAACTGCCTCAGCCTCAACAGGAGCTTCCTCGGTAGCTAAACCAAGACGATTCATTGTCCATTCGGCTAAATTTTCACTAGTTACTACATTACTAGCTTGTTTTGCTTCTACTGCTTGTGCTTCTGCCATGAGTTTTCCTCAAGATTTTACCCATTGACCCCAATGGTAGGTTTACAACACTTATTTTTTACCACTAAACAATATTAAAAACAATATTATTTAAAATTTGAATCATCTTCAACTTGCTCTCTATGAACACTTTCAAAATGATGAGCAGCTTCTCTACGCTCTGAAGGTGAAAACATTTTGTGCCAAGGTGTATCAGGAGTGCCATGTTCTTTGTGATAAGACTGAGCTGCTCGGTCTGCATGGTATCCCCATAACTTACGAGCTTTGTCTTGCTCATATTCACCTTTTTTCATTTTCTTTTGTAAGTTTTTGACAATAGGAATATGACTTGAGCGATACAAATGCTGATCGTTATCGGCATGAAGCGCCAACTCTTTAGCGCCTGGACTCATTTTGTCGTAATCAGGCTCATCATACTTAGGCTTTCCAGCCTTTTTAGCCATTTCTGACTTAATAAATTGTTCTCTGTTTTCGCTAGTAACTAAAGGCATTATTGAACTCCTTGAGGCATGGGTTGTTGTAGGGGTTGAGGTTGCATAGGTTCTAAAACTGGTTGCTGTGGAGGCATAGGAATATTGGTCTGAGGCGCTCCAGTTAAGGGATTCGCTTCATGTCCAATATCCCTAGCAGCTTCTCTAGCAAACGCAAACTGTTCTTCATTTCTACGCTGAATTTCGGCTTCCAACTGCCTTGTATCAAGGTTGGCAATAAGTAGCTTAACAATCGCATCAATTTCGGTCTTATTTTGACTTGTAACTGAGCGAGTATTTTGGTCATTGACCTTAACTTCTGCCATCGTCTGAGTGTTATAGGCTCTAGCCGTTGTTTCCATAAGAGTGCGAGTAGTATGTGCATCTTCTTTGGCTTGTTGCATCGTTGCGCCATATTTGATGTCCATAGCCAACATCTGCTTTTCTTGTTGCAACTGCTGAATAGTCTGTTGGGCTTGTGCCAACTGCATCTGAACTTGAGGAGGAATATCTGATTTCTCGTCAATTTGAGCAAGTGGGTTGGAAGCTGCAAGTCTATCGGCAATAATTTCAGCGCCTGGAAAGTCCATATTTCGGAAGATTAAATCCCCTGCAGTTGCCATCAGGTTAGGATCGGCAGCTAACAAAGTCATCATATTCTCGACAGCTTCTGTTCTCTTGGTAGCAAAGCCAGGCCCTGTATCCATTACAACATCATAGCGACCAACAGATACATCATTGAGGATTCGTTCAACTCCCTGTTCATCAGTTACTCGTTGATTTAGGGTAACGATTTCAGGCTTTTCATCAGCTCCAATAATCCGCATTACACGCTCTGTATCGTAAATCTTTGGAATCAGGTCAAGAATAATTCGGCCACAATAGGCAATAGAGCGAGTTAAATTGTCGTAATAGTGGAAGTTCACCATATCCACTTGCTGTTGCTGTCCTGCAATTGCTTTGCCTGATATATTTCCTTGTGGGAGCTGACTTGGATCATAAATACCAACAACTGTCATCAAGTCATTACTCATTCCTTGAGTAGCCGTTACGATTCCTGCAGGAGGAGGCTCAGGTTGTAAGCGAGTTGGAGGAGGAGCAATTCTGCCTTCTGTATCTGTTTGCTTGTAACGCAATACAGGCATAGCCTTAATATTGGCTTGCGCCCATTCATTTTCATGACCTTCATCTTGACCTTCTGCCAATAACCATTTTGCTTTAGGCGCTAATGCGACAGATTCTGTAAGAGCTGTAGTCCAGTAGTTATACATACGCTGTGGATCTTTAGCCATTCTGACTAAGCCAAATTTCTTATGCTTTGCATCAATTACAGCTTGCTGACCATAAACAGGAACAATCGGAATGTATTTACCAGCCCAATCTCCTTCTTCAAGCACTTCCATAGCAGTTACTTTGCACCACTTGATTTGCTTTTTGTAGGTATCTCTACGCTCAACAATCGTAATTCCTGCTTCTTCCAAAGCCTCTTTATTTGGCAACTCATCTTCAAAAACGCTAGTGCCATCGGATAGAAGGACTAATTTGGTAGGAGTTTTGACTGTGTAAAAATATTCGGCAATCCGAACATCTTCTTTAGTAACCCACTCGGCATCCGAATCACCAGTTCCACGATTGTTAAAGCCTTGACCATCATCCTTGCCTGGATACATGGCTCTGAAAGTTTTTTTGCTAACAACTGTAGTAATCAGGCATCGCTCTGCATCTGAACCATCAGGAAGCTGTGAGTTGGGATCAAAATAGACTGTAAATGGGTTATCAATCGGTCTGATGTAAATCTCTTGTTCAAAAGAATCATCCGAAATGTAATCGGTCATGATTCGGAAATAACCCCATCCCATCTTTACTGCGTATTCAACGGCAGTATCGTAGGCAACATCAGCAGATGATTGATATTCAATATGTCTGCAAACACCACTCAAAATCTCAGCTAACTTGGCATCTGCTTCATTGTTCATGCCTTGCACTTTGATGCGAGGTCTTTGCTGTCTGATTTGGTTACAGATTTGACGAACATAAGCATCCACCTTATTAATCGTCAAGCAAGGTCTAGATTCTAGAACTCGACTATTTTGCACATCGACAGGCCATTGATCCCCTGCACAAAATCTTACATCGTCAAGAGCTTCAGCTCGATTATTAGAATCAACAGTATTACAAAGATCGAGGAACTTTTTAGCCTCATTAATACGACTATCTTCGCCAGTATCTTGATTTTGATAATCTGCCATATTTATCCCATCCAACTCCCTACAGGAGCATAAGTTTGTTTAACTGGTTGCCTTTTCTTAGGCTCGTTCACCATTAATCCAATATACCGCCACGCATCAGCGCCATGCGAATAAATGTCATGGAGAGGTTTTTGGCTAAAAGTTCCATGTTCATCAACATCATAGCGATAATGTCTTAGGCAGTTTAAACCTTCTTCTGTATTTTTTCTATCAAAATAACATCTTGGGAATATTGTTCTTGCAGCATTTATTGAATCTGCAATAGGAACTCGGTCAAGGATTTGCACCTTTAATCCTGTTGCCCTAACTATTTCTTCAATGGACTTTCCAGTTCCTAATGACTTTGCTGCAGCATCATGAGGTAGCCAAATAGTGTCATAAATGTAACCAAATGTTTGCATTAGGCTCAGGTAGTGCTGAATGGTCTTTTGGCTATCCTCAAAATATCTGAGAACTCGTATCTCAAATCCCACAAATTGAATAATCCAACAAGCCGTATTATCGGCCCATCCGAGATCGTAAATAGCATGGCATGGTTTAGAAGGATCGTATGGAACATTCGTAATTCTTCCATCTAACTCTGCCTGATCCATTTCCTTACCAAAAACAGCTCCATCTACAGTATTCCTTGTTGTTCCTTCCCACACATTGTTATAAGCTGCCAAATCCCTAGATTTAAGGGATAGGCGCTCCAAATTAAGGGTTTCAGGAAACCAAGGATTGTCATTCCAGTTCACTTTTACAACTACAGAGCTTTCAGGAGGATTCTCAACGAACCGCTTCCATGTTTCGTCTGTTGGCAACTCAGGGTTAAAACTGACCCAAATCTCAGAATCTTGCTTACGGATGGTTGGTATCAGCACATTCCAACTGTTTGCCGATACGGATTGGGCCTCCTCCACCCAACAAATATCAATACCTTCTATGGATTTAATGTTATTGGTATTATTCTTGATCCCTGCAAAGATGAACTCAGTTCCGTTAATTCCTCGGATGGTTGTCTGAGTTATCTCGTAAAAGGATTCCATCCCTAAAGCATAGATTTGGTCTGATAACAGCTTATGAACTGAATCCTTGATACTGGTCTGAAATTCCCTAGCGCATAGGATACGCATAGGAGCTTTCACACCTTTAGCCAATAAAGCCCTGGCAAAGCACCATGACTTTGCGCCTCCTCGCCCACCATAAAAGATGCGATAGCGAACCTTTTCAGGTTGGAAAAGTGCCTCAAATTTCTTAGGAAATCTTATCCTAGAAATCGCATCCTTAATCTTCTGATCGAGTTGGCTCGACAAAGCTAATCTCCACACCTTTTAGCAAAGGAGCGCCTTCAGCTCCTGTTAGCTCTTGCTTTATGCGCTCCGAATATTTTTTGGGGAATCTTGCTGCCATTGATCTAGACCATAGACCGACATTCAATCTTTCCCCATCCTTATGCTCTACAAGATAGGATTGGGCATGATCTTCCCACCAAATCATCTCTCGAATTTTGGCTTCCTCCAAGGCATGAAAAAATTCCTCATGCTCATCTCGCCAATTACACAAAGTCCTGTAAGTAATGCCCAAAGCACCTGAAATCTGCTCTAAGGATTTACCCTTAGATCCAAGCTCGATAGCCTTCTCACAAAAGGAAGGATCGTATTGGGTAGGTCTGCCTACAGGATTTGCTGTTTCACTCATTTGCCATTGAATCCGAATTAGCTTCTGCCTCATCGACATCAGCTTGAACTGTTGGGCTATTCTCAGCATTTAGCACCTGATCCTTGAGTTCCAATGGAACTTCAGGTTGGTTTACCAATGCCTGAACATCAGCTTGCAATTCGCTCAAGTTCTGAGGATAAGGGTAAGGAACATAAACATTAGGAGCTGTCATTATTTGCTTTCTGCTGTCTTTTCCGTATTCTCTACTAATTCTTGAGCTTTTGCATCTGCCTCAGCTTGCATCATGGCATGAGCCTGTGGAATTGCTTGAGCTTTGATCTTGTCTATCAAAGGAGCAACTAGGGCATATTCTCCCTTAGACAAAGCTGCCAAGATAAATTCTACTTCCTTGATTTCTAAGTCTTTTAATGTAATGCTCATTTTTTCCCTTTACTTGGTTTTTTAGATGCTTCACGCTTTACTGAGTAAGCGATAGCAAGTGCCTGAGCTTTAGGCTTTCCTGCCTTTAGCTCCGTTTTCAGATTGGTTTTAAATGCTTTTTCGGTAGATGATTTTTTGAGAGGCATTTAACAGTTCCAGTTTTTAAGTGAGGCTTTGGCTCGTTCAGCAGGGCCTTTAGCTTTTTTTACAACTCCTTCCATCCTCGCACAAAACGAGGCTTTTCTTCCAACATCGGCTTTGGTCTTAGGATTTGGTGCAGGAGGCTTTAGGTTGGCATTGTTCTTTTTATTGTATTCAGCTCGACCTTTCGCTGTCATGCCAGCTCCCTTATCTGTAGGGTTATAGGTCTTGTCTTTTCCTGTCGTTTTTCTAGGAATTGGTTTGTCATGTTTTTTAGTAGCCATGATTATTTCTTCTTTGCTGTTTTTGCTGCTGCTTTGAAAGCTGCTGCAGTTGGAGCGCCTTTTGTTCCAGGCTTACGCATTTTCTCTACTGGTTTGCCTTCGGCTTTTTGTTTTGCGATCCGTTCTTGCTTCGCATGGATGTTGGCATACAAGCCAGGTTTCGTTGCCATTTCTGATTCCTTTCGTCTGTGGTTTTTCCAAATCTTGTCAAAAATAATACTAACAATTACACCAAAAAGAAAAACTGTAATGATTTCAAACCATTGCATCTGATTTCTCCTGAATAAAGCAGACATCTTGCCAACTCATGACAAGGTAACGCTCACCATCTTCCATATATTCAAAGTATTTCAGGTATTCGTCATTACCCATTGTTCCGTAACGAACAAAATCACCTACTTTTACAGGCATTTCTTGTCTGCGACCTTTAATGAGCTTGCCAGGCCCTACTGCCACAACTGTTCCCATATTGGGTTGTTCAGTCATTACGACTTGCAAAATAGAGCTTTTAAGCCGTTCTTCAGGCTTGACAACGATCTTATCGGCTAAAGGTTTGAGCTTCATTCGACCACCTTTTTAGGTCTGCCTCTTGGCTTTGGTTGAAGCATCCCTGCTTCTTCCATGAGCTTTTTGCGCTGAACTTTAGGATCGGTTTCGATTGCTATCTCAATGTCCTGAATCATGGTTTCAATGACAGGATTTGGAGGAACTACGACAAATTCCCCACACCATTCAGAACCATGCCTGTTTTGGAATGTAGGGAATCTTCTGCAAGTTCCCATAAAGTCATTTTCTTGTGAGTGAAAATATATACAGGAATTGCATGAATCTTTAGAATTTAAAACAGCCATTCAACTTCTCCGATTAGTTGCTTGGTTAGAGATCCCCTAGAACCTTCACGCTAGGGGATTTCGCTTTTTATTTACTCTGTTTAGCGTATTCGCCACGAGTATGCTCATAGCAAATACCTGCTGTGCGACCAGTATTAAAGAGTTTGTCTTTGCCAACATAATCTTCTTTACCCATTCCTACACCACCAGTTTTGCGACCCATACGCTCACCAGTTTTATCTGAGGAAGTAGCGCCAGCAGGAGCTTTAGCGCCAGTAACTGAAGGAACTCCCTTCATTGAATCCATTTTGCCCATGTTATTTCTCCTATAGAAATGGGATACGAGGCTTTATTTTCGCTTATCCACTATGGTTGTCAAGTAGTTTAACTAAACGAATTGCACCATCAATATCATTGATTCGGACAACTGCTGATCCTCTCCAGTTCAACATGAATAGCTCTTGAGCTGGAGTGTATTTTTTCTTCTCCCCTGATTTAATCTCAACTAGACAAGTAATCTGATTTCTTCCAACAACAAGATCAGGAAATCCTCCAGCAACTCTGCTTGTATCAAAGACAGAGCAACCTAATTGCCGTAAGGTTTTGACAATTTCTGAATGGTTGTTATCAGTTTTCTTTGCGTAACTCAAGCAGTTCCTTTGTTTTTTCTAATAAATCTTCTTCACTCATACCCCAATACTTAGCAAAACCTTTATGTCCTAAGCTATGCACCGAATGATTTCCTAATCTGTGATGCCACATACAAAGTGGAATAGCTTCAGAGTTGCTCCTTGTCTGACCAAAGCGCCTTATATGGTGAATCTCAACTGGTGAATCATCAATATTCTTTACTTCGTTTTGCCGACATAAAATGCAACCAAGTCTAGCGAGATGAGCATATTTTTCTTTTTCGGCTTTGTTCATTAAAAAGGTTCTGTTAAGTCCACGAATTTGAACAATTTTATTGGAACATCATAGTAAAGCTCATCTTTGCTATCGTCTTGCATCTGCCATTGTGGATGATTTAGGGCCTGTTCACCTTTAATCCAATAAGCATGAGTCATATTTTGAGTAAGCGCAAAGAACAAAGTTTTAGGCGCTTCTAACATATGTTTTTTGCGAACTGGAACATGAATTGTGGGATAAGGACAGTTAGGATACCAAGACCTAACTTCAACTTCGGCAAAGCCAACAGGCTCACCTTTTCTGTAAACAATCAGGTCTGTTCCATAAATATCAGGGTTATCCTTGGCATCCAATCCCCACTTCATTTTGATCCAAGCCGATACAGCTCTACGAGCTGGAGGATCGTATTGGTCATGCAGAATTTGATCAAACTTTTTGATTTTCATTAGCAATATCTTGAAGTTTAAGGGCCATTTCTACCATGTCATGCGCTATTTGATAGGCTTTGCTAGGATTTTTTGTAAGCATTTCGTTCTCATAATCCTTAGCCAATCGTCTTAAAACTAATAATGGAAGTGCGTAATCATTCATGTTAAAAGTCCTTGTAATCAAATTTTCCATTGCTGAAGTCTTTAGCTCTTTTCAGCATGAAATTAAATGCTATGCTTATTCTGTATTGATTTTCTTCAAAATCACCAACATTTGTGCCATGTTCTAGACAGCTAGGAAATAACAGCATCATTCCAACTTCAGGCTTAATTGACCATGCTCCACATAAAACCCCATTTTGATTTGAAGTGTCTGCAACAATTCCCCTGATTGTTGGGTTTATAAATACTATATCTCCTGCTTTTTCAGGAGCTTCAAGATAGATAACTCCTGATAAAAATGAATTTCTATGGCTATGAATTTGATGTTTATTTCCTTTGTTTGTATGAACATTTGCCCACATAGAAACTAGAGCAAGATCGTCAAAATCAACAAAATATGCCTGATTGCAAAAAATCTTAACTTCTTCTTTTATCAAATTTACTAATGGCAAAAAACCTTTTTTTCTGAAAAGGTCATCATTAGTAAACCATCCTTGAGTTTTATTAGTTTTTTCTTTAATTTCTTTGTGAAGCTGCTTCAAAACCAATTTTCTGCAACTTTGCATGATGGTAGATTCATTAATATTTACTTTACCAATCAAAGTTGGAAAAAGAGTAAGCAATTCTCTGTTTTGAATCATATGTTGCCTTGCCTTCTGTTGCTTGACAGGGTTCTCCAAATCTCAATGATGCGGATCTCATGGTTTCGCTCATTGTCAATTTTCTTGTAATTTGTTAGCGCCTCAGTCCATTTTTTGACTGCAACTGCGTATTCTTCGCTAGATTTGGCAATAGCTGTTCTCTCTGCAACTGTGCCTTCAGCAAGTAAAAAGGCATGGCTTTCAGCTTGTTTTAGACCTTCTTCAAGGTATTTCAGCTCTCCATACCACCTGGCATGGTTCTCATCCGACATGGATAGCTTGATTAAAGCCTCCTCAACTCGGTTCTCATTTAGTTGATCTAAGTTCATTTCCACTCTCCTTTTTCATCAGCTCTATTTCCTTTCAACCATTGATCTTCAAAATCACTTAAAAGTTTCACATGAAACTTATGTTTTTTTAGATACTCCCTAAAAACTTGTAAACCCCATTCTTTTCGCCACTTTATGAGCTGTCTAACAGCACATTGATGTTTGTAAGTTTGCTCATCCAAATAAAAGTCCTTGTGTTTCTACTGTTGATCCTGAATCGTATTTTTGCGAATTGCCTTTAGGGTAAGGCTCAATTTCATACTTTAATAAACTGTTCATCGCTTTTTTTTGGGTTTTATTCCCATGAAAAAAGATATACCTATGTTTTCTGCTTCTCTCTGTGTAATAAAAATCATCCCCATACTTTTCTTTGATGCTTTCAAGTGTCATGCCATCGGATAAAGTTTTGCTGTGTTTATGTTCTAACCCTTTAACAGTCCAATCAACTCTATTTGCAGATAAGCCTGTGTATAAAAAGTTTGTAGCTTGATAAACATATCCAACATGACCTTTACCAGTATCAGCGTAAGAAACAATAATTGTGGGTTTTGGTAACAATTTGATTGAATTAGCAACCAAAAAACTAGCTTGATTTTTATCGTTGTTCAATAAGCAAACTCGATTTAATTCCAAAACTTTGTCTGCATATTCTTTGCCACAAATCCCCATACAAAGCGCAGGAGAAGCCGGAATCCCATAAGTTACAACTCCGACAAGTTGATTTTTTTCGTATAAGCCAAAAGCAAACATGATTTGAGGAATCCTCTTGGCATAGTGTTTTTGCAATAGCCAAGGATATGTTTCTTCATTTTTTATTGGCAAAACTTTCAAAATGGCGCATCCTCAAAAACAAATACTTTTTTAGGTTGTTTCTTGGCAACAATCTTCCATTCAGGTCTGAGCGCCACCAAATACTGTGCTTCGGCTTTACTTTTAACCTTACGAATCAAGCCCATATCGTCATAAATGTAGTAAATCATGCGACCTTCTTCTTGTCTCGTTGGTTCAAGATGAACTGCTTCATTTCGTAATAGCTGTTAAAACGAGCTAGGCGAGGATCTGCGCCACATTCGACCCTGTATGCCTCCTCAATCTGTTTATCGCTTCCTAGAGGCATTTCTGAGGCTTTCTGAGCCATTTGCTGAACCCATGAAGCCTCAAATGATCTCCATCCCTTAAAAATGATGGTTTCCAAAACATCTGAAAGCGACATTTTTGCCAAATCCGCTTCCTTGACCAATCTTGCAAGCACTCGCTCCGTTACTGGTGCTTTTAGCCGTTTCCTGTAAACCAAAAAATCATTCCATAAATCAACACTCACTCCTTCAGGAGTGGGTATAGTTTTTATTTGGTTCTTGGTTAATGGTTCTTGGTTCTTGGTTGGCATTGGGGGGTGTTTAGGGGGGGTATTAGGGGAGGTAATAGCTAGGCTATCGCTACCCTTATGCCACCTTATTGATGCGCCTTTGCGACCACCATCTTTCATAGCTCTGTATTTGGCAATTTCGACATCAGCTCGCTTGTTGTGCCATGCACCATCTTCATAAACAAAGAACTCATGCAGCAAACTACCCACAATTTCAAAGCTAGACCTGACCTTACGAGCCAATTTAGCCGTATCGGTAAATGGTTCTTCGGTTTGGTAGTAAAGGTCAATCATGCGCCTATAAGTCAAATCTTCCTCATCCGACAAATGGGAGGTATGACTTAAATAATCCCCTATGTGAAAAGGGTAAAAATTCATCTTTATTCCTTGGCAAACAAATCAGGTCTTAGCATTTCCTTGGTCAATCTGCCTTCCGACAGCTCGATTAAAGTCTTGATGTGTTTTACTGGGATTTTGCCTCGTTTAGACCATTGGTAAATTGCGTTTTCCCTTACTCCTAAAGGCTTTGCAAGGTTAGCCAATACCCCAAATTCTAGCTTTAATTCGTCAAATGGTTTCATATTATCCTTTCGTAAGAAACAGACTAGATCATATACCAAAACGAAAACAATGCAAAAGGTTAATACTAGGGAAACCCCTATAAAAATAATTAAAAAAAAGTGTTGCAACCTGTCATTTTCCTGTATAGTTACACCTATGCAGTAATTTTTAACCAAGTGATGAAGGGAAAGTAAAAATGAAAAAAGAAATTCAAATTCGTGGAAATTGCCAATGCTGTGGTAGAGAACAAGCCGTTGTAAGTGGTTTTATGTCTAAGCATGGCTATACAGTTGAGCATGGTTGGTTTCAAGGTGTTTGCTCAGGTAATCGCCATCAACCTATGCAATTTTCTCGTTTAGAAACAGATCGTATTGTTTTTGAAATTCGTGCCGAAATTCCTAAATTGTTAGCTAAAGCTGATCAATACGAATCAGGCGCAATTACTCCTGAATTTGTTGTTTGGAGAGTTTATAGCCACGAACTCAGAAAATCAGTAGAGAAAAAAATTCCATTTGCAGAAGCAACTTTTACTGAGCAAAAAAGCGCTGTTGATCAAATGGTTTGGTCTTTAAGAAGCAAAGCTCGTTATGGTCAAGAGTTTGCTGACCAGTTAGAAAGCATTGCTAATGCAGTTCATGGCAAACCTTTAATTGAAGTAGCCAAAAAAGAATTAGAGCCAATTCGTGTAGGCGATAAAAAATTAAACAAAGAATCTAATTCTCAATTTACTTGCACAAAAGTTGAGGGTGCAAGAGTTTACTGGTCTGCTACCAGGGCCTCCGATGGTAAACAAATCAGAAGTTGGATGGGTTCTCAGTCTTGGAGAAGATTAGAAACAGTTTAAAAATGGGTAGCCCTAGAAATAGGGCTTTTTTACAAAAGGTGTTGCAAAGTGTTTTTAAGTGTTACAATAAAATCTGTTTAACAAGTGATGAAAGGAAATTGTATGAATCAAAAAGAACCTAAATTATGGGAAGTCCTAGCCTCCTGGCTTATGGGAGCGACTATCGGAATATTCCTTGCTCTTGTCTATATCTACAGAACAGGAGGCTTCTAATGGGTATGAATCGCCATGATGCTTATTACGAGCCTGAAGATGATTACATTGATTCTGACGAGCTTCAGAGTGAAGTTGCAGACCTGATGAAAACTGACGAATTTAATCCTCATAAATGGAATAACTTTTGCGAGGCTTTTGCAGCTCATCAAAACAAAGATGACATTGAGGCTTTAGAAGAAATGCTAGAGAAAAGGGATTTTGAAGCTCTAGGTAGGAAGCTGTGGAATATGTCGTTTGAATACTATGAAAACTGGGCAACTAGCAAAGTTACTGGTGAATATTAAAAGGAAAAGTGATGAAAACATATCAAGAAATTAGAACTATCAATGTCAATGAGCATACAGAAAAGAAGGGTAAATTTACCTACCTTTCATGGGCCTGGGCAGTAGATCAGCTCCTACAGCTCGATTCAACTGCTACTTGGGAATATAAAGATCCTGTTTACTTCAACGAAACTCTGATGGTCTTTTGTTCTGTAACGGCTTTTGGCAAAACCATGACAGCTCAGTTACCAGTTATGAACATGAACAAAGCCATCCCCAATCCTGATGCCTTCCAAGTCAATACGGCTATGCAACGATGCTTGGCTAAAGCCATCGCTTTGCATGGTCTAGGTCTGTATATCTATGCAGGGGAAGATATTCCTGATGAGGAAGAAGTAGATTTAAAGGAATTAACTCAGTATTGGGTAAACATTATTAATTTATGTGAAACAGTTGATGAATTAAAGGAAAAATATGCTCAAGCCTATAAAGCCCTATCAAAAGATAAATCAGCAGTCGCTACCATTTCAACCGCTAAAGATGCCAAAAAAGCAGAACTGGGAGCTTAAAGAACTGTTTGATTCAATCTTAGAGAGAGAAAAGGAAGCTAGAAAAAAATGACATTTTTAATCACATTTTTTGCTCTTACTGGTTTGCTTGTTTGGATCTTTATTGCAGTAGTGGTCTTTTATATTTACATGGAGAAGAAATGACAACCTTTACGACAGAAGATCGTATTGCAGCGATTCAACAAGGAACTGAGGAATGGCATCAGCTCCGCTTAGGCAAAGTTACCGCCTCTAGGGTTGCTGACATATTGGCAAGAACAAAGACAGGGCCTTCAGCTAGTAGAGGAAACTATCTGATTGAGCTTGCCTTGCAACGAGTTACAAAGACCATAGAAGAATCTTATAGCAATTCAGCTATGGAATGGGGAACTCAAACAGAACCACAAGCTAGGGTTGCATACGAGGTTACTACAGGCAATTTTGTGGATCAGGTAGCGTTCATAGACCATCCCACGATTAAAGGTTTTGGATGCTCTCCTGATGGTCTTGTGGAGGATGGATTGATTGAGATCAAGTGTCCTAATTCCGCTACGCATTGGAGCTATGTAAAAGCCAATCAACCGCCTCAGAAATACATCATTCAGATGCAATCTCAAATGGCAGTTACTGGTAGGGCTTGGTGCGACTTTGTTTCGTTTGATCCTCGGATGCCTGAAAGAAGCCAACTCCTTATAGTAAGAATCAATCGAGATGAGGAATTGATAGAAGAAATTGAAAATGAAGTGAAGCAGTTCTTGAGTGAAGTAGAAGTGGAAGTAAATTTAATGGAGAAACGCAATGGCGATTAAATATTTTGTAAAGGCAGCAGTATCAGAGTTCCAAGGTGATGATGGAAAGATGAAAAAGCGCTATCAGTCCATAGGAGTTGTTATGGAAACTA